TAAATTACTCGAACCTAACGCAATAATCGACGGACGCGATACGTCGCCGACGATATATCCCGACGGAATAGCCGCGAGAATCTGTATGACTAGCTTCTCGAGATTATCGAGAGCGCCCGCGTTATTGTTGTACGCGACGGCGGCTGAGATTGTAAAATTAACCTTTAATTGGATCGAGCTGCTAATTAGTGTTGTTTCCAAATATGGAGTACCCGGCACGATGATCGCAGCGGGCGGAATAACCGCCTCGGGTACTGATTCATAGACCGAAGCCGTTACGCCAGCGAGAGCGGTCGCTAATGGCGCACGAACGTCAGCCTGAATACTGGTTGGTGTTGGCATTTATTGACCCATAGTTTCGACGTCAATAAACGGAGCTAGTAAACCGACGACACGATTTTGTAATGATCGACCCAGCACGAACGGGCTAGGGTTAAAGTCAACCTGAGCCGAAGTATTGCCCGGAGCTGTGATCGACTGAAAGACCTCGACCGATACGACTAACAGCGCCGACTTTACGGGCGCTACGCCTGAATATAGATCATCAGCTGTTGAGCCATTAAGTACGGCTAAACCAGCTGGAATTTTAGGTGTAAATATTTGATCTGGTGCTGCTGTTGCTGTGGTGAATATGTATGGCGCAATTTGATGATCGTTAATTGTGACTGTTAAGTCGAACGCAGCTCCGCAGCCTGAAATGATTACAGCTTGACCCGGTACAAAATAATTTATGCGCTGAGTCGTGTAAAACGCCATGCCATCTTTGACTTCGATCCCTGTAATTGCTGACTGATAACCAGTTAGCAACGGCAAGATTGCGCCCTCGGCGCTTTCAATCATCAAGTCAAGATATGCGTCCGAGTAAAGGGAAACGCTAACGCCTAGCACGTCACGAAGTTCCGTAGCTGTAACTATTGGCATTAGCGTTCCCCTCTCGATTCTGCTCGGTCGCCTCGGGAGCGAAACGACCGATGATTATTTCTTAGTTATCTCAGGTCTGGTTCCAGCAAGCGCCGAAAGGAATCTTTGGAGCGATTGCGGCATAACCATAGTAAAGGATATCGACGGTTCCGTCTGATTGGATATTGGTGCGAAGCTCGAAACGTGGGCTTTCGTACCATGTCCATGCGTCTGGGTTGACGACGACCATTGAGAAATCGCCTGTCGATGTAGTTGGACCAGCGTTTCCGATTGAACGTGAAACGAACAGATTTAGACCCGGAGAAACTACGCCGCGAAGTGAATCGCCGCGAACGTTACCAGCTGCGTTTGATGGCTGAGCTGCGTTATACAGCGGTGCGCCATTGTCGTTGTAACCCATGATATTAGTCCATTGTCCAGGGCTAACTACTAGGTTACGAGCGAAGCCGAGTGACGATGAATAAACAGCGCCAGCGGCTTGTGATGTGTAAGCAAGGAATCCCGAAGCTGTATTAGCGTTAACGCCTGTCTGTTGACCAGCTCCAGCAATAGTTCCGACAGCGAATTGATCTGTAACTTTTGCGTAAGCAAATTCCAGATTTTGTAGCAAAGCTGTTAGGTATGATGGGTCAGATCTGTCAATTAGCTCAATCGTGGAAATCGCACGACCCTTAAAGGACTGTACGGCAACGCTGATATAGCTGGCGCTTAGATTTGATTCTGTAACAGCAGCATTTTCTGCGATGTTTGCGACAGTTGGAACAGCTGTGACTTTTGGAAGTTCGAAAGTCATACCTGTTGCGCTAAGAGCTTCGCGAGATAGTGCGTCAATCATGCCACGATCAGCATTTGCTAACGCGTTGATAACTGTGCGGCTTTGTGGTGTTGGAACCATGCCCGGTGCTGTTGATGTTGTGTTATCGGCAGCTTTGACATATTGGCGAGCGTCCTCATCGTGTAAAACTGACGCCTTGAGTGAATACTGTAAATAAGAAACCTTATCGACAATAGGTGAACGTGGCGCGGTGTACGCCATTGGGACATGCTTAGACGCTTCTACCGTTTCGGCAGCGGCGCTCTCTGGAACGGTAGTGTCTGACACTTGTTCTCCTTCGGTTGTTGGATTTGTTTCTTCTGTTTCCTCATTTGTAGGATCAGAATTCTCATCGGTTGATTCGACTTCCTCGTCGGCTTCGGTGTCGCTCGCGGCTACGGAACTGACTCTCGCGCTGTCGATGGCTGGCTCAGAAACCAAACTGACCTCATCGAGCGATCCCTTTGCTACTACTAACACGCCATCGACGAAATCGTGTGCGTTAACTTTAACGCCGACACTAAAACCATCGCGGAGACCAGTCGCAGCCTCTACTAATGCGTCGTTGCCCGCTGTTGTCTCCGCGATTTTAAATGTCGCGTCGATTCCCTGTTCGGTTGCGGTCATAGATAAAACCTTTCCGATTGGGCGAGTGCGATCGTGTTCAAGTAATAATTTAACGTTTTTAGTTGCGATAGATTCTGGTTTAAACGTCGTAAGTCCAGCTGACGTTGATCCTGTTTCGTTCCAGGTTACGACTCGTCCAGTAATAGTGCGAGATTCACTATCGGCTGATGTAATTAGTAACGGCATGTTTAGTTTCATTTGATCATTTCCTCAGCTTGTCGAATTTCCTCGACGCTAATTGCGCCGATCTCAAATAATGTTTTGTAAATTGCTACTCGTTCGGCTTCGCTTCCGCGCAAGTAATCCTCAAGTCTAAAATTGACTGTCTGAGTTGACGGAATAAAATCTGGCATTGATAGCCTGGTGCTTATACTTGTCATTAGCGGAATCAGCGAGAAATCAAGCAAAGTTTTACGAGTTACATTTGCGTTCGAATACGTCATGCTTGATCCTGTTTCGGCGTCAACGTAAAACGCTGGAATACCGATTGCTCTAGCTAATTCTGTTGCGATGTACGAACGGGCAGCTGCGAGCTGTAATTTCTCAGGGTCAAAGCCGACTGTTTGTAATTCAACGTCCGCATTTAGAAACGCGGTCGAACGATTACGTCGAGCGACGCCCCATGACTCTAAAAGTTTCGCAATTCGATCAGCTGGTAACGCTGTGCCGTTTGATTTTAATACCATCGACGGGACAGGTTCGCGAGCATAGTTAGCAGCTGCTCGCTCTAATTCTGCTCCGGTACGAATTGTCCGACCAGCGCGGTTTAATAATCCTTCATCGTTTCCATAGAATACGACTAACGATCCGACGCCAGAATCTGGGATTTGTTTTCCGTCGATCGTGTAATACATAACTTCTGTGCCGTTATTATTTAAAAATACTCCGACGCGTGTTGGCACAATTCGCTGAACGGATCGGATTCGCATAGTGTCGGCAAATAATTCGGTAATTTGCCAATAGGCGTAAACATAAAATAATAAATCCTCAGCTGTCCATACATATGTTGCGCTACCCGGTACGCGTGGATCAGGCTCACGAATTACGCGAGGCATTGGCACTTCTAACCCCGTCGTATTGTCCCGGAGTTGTAAGCCGATCGAAGCAATCGAGGAGCATATAATTCCTCTTGCGCGCGCGATCGTCGGTACGCTCATCGCTTCCTCGCGCGTAGCCTGAGTAGCGCCACCGTTAAAGGTATAAATGGAATCAAGCGCAAAAACTGGTGAAACCGAAGCCTCAATATCGGAATTTTGAGACGGCGCTACAGCTTCCACCCTTGACGCAAAGAGATCACGAATACCCATGCGCGAATTGTGTCAGGCGTATATCACTAACCTGTCATTATATCGAAGTCCATCTCTGGGCGTGTCGCAAAGTGTGTAACTAGCGCCGTCGCTACCGCAGCGCAAACCGCAGCTTGCGAAGCTCGACGTCCAATTACCCAGCCACCATCGCCGCGCTTTAATTGGACAGCCGAAAGAATCTGTTTAGTTAGATCGCTCTGTCCTCGATGGCGAAGCCGACCCGAGTTAATCGCACCCAGTAGCTCGTCGCAGCTCTGAGGATAAACCGAGTCCATGTCAAAAATCGGAATACCCGCTGGCTGGAATCTGGCGGCAACCGCGCCGCTGGTTCGCCTCGAATATAGCAAATACTCTAACGGATACTTGCGACAATATTTAGCAGCCTCATTTGCGATCTCTCGATCGTCAAGTTGGACAGAATTTTCCCATGTATGGAGCAGCTTTACCACGAAGCGCTCATCGCCCAATTTCTGGGCTCCAACGAGAGCGCAAAATTTGCGATCCGGTGAAATATCAAGCGCCAGCCATGTTAGCTTCTCGGGGTCAAGATCGACGCTTTCATCATGGCAATTAGACCACTCGTTAGCTCCGATAATGCTGGAAATAGTCTGTACCCATCTACACAATACCTCGGTTTGTACGACTTCGGGCGGATCATTTAAAACCGCCTGAATATTCTGGATATTTATTGTGTGTCCGATAGCTGGATTTGCTGCCAGCCAATTTGACTCTAACTGAATATCGTCGGTTGGTGCGCTCCACTCAAAATAACCAATATCGTCGTCCGCGCCAGCGGCGGCAGCAAGCCCGCGCTCTCGAAACGCATTTAAAACGACTGAGTGCGAATCGCCAGCGTTTGTGTAGCTCATAATCATAGGATTCTTAGCAGCCATTAAGGTATATCTAAGCGACGCGTAAGATTCTAAGTCTTTCATCTCTCGAAGCTCGTCTAAATGGATTGCCGATGGCGCGGAAACGCCTCTCGCAGCTGAACCGCCAGCCTTTACAATAAATCGGTTGATTTGCCCGGTCGTACCTTTAACTTCCATTTCCTCTGAGCCATGAGACCAGCGGATACGCTGTACGCGCTTGGAAAGCATTTCGGAACTTTCGATTAGGTTAACCAGCTGCCTAAATTGCTCCAGCGAAGTAGCCAATCTGTGAGCTGATCCGATTTGAAGCGGCTCGTCCCATAAAAATAAGCCACCTAAAATCCTGATTTGCTGTAAAAATGATTTGCCATTTTGACGTGCGACGACGATACAATTTGTAGGCGTATTCCAGCGCCCGTCGGGTTTGTATTTGTGCGTATGCTCCAGCGCAAACTTTTGCCATGGCATAAGCCCCTCTGGGAGTATTTGAGCTGCTAAATCAATTAAATCAAAGCCCCGAGAGGGTAAATCATTAAGCGGAGTATGGATTCTGGGTGTCGGATTGCCATAAGTGGCAGCTGTTGACGGCGGCAAAACCGATATCAGCCGATCTGAGCCGAGATCGATCGGCGGTTGACCGATTATGACCTGATCGCCCTTAATCATGACTTACGCTAACGTTTTCAGGGATATTTAGATCATGGAGAGTCGGGGGTGTATTACCTGTACCAAAAAACCGCCCACCTTTGCTTAAATTACACTTTTGGCATAACACTTGTAAATTATCGTCATTATCGCTCCCACCAAGCCTACGCGGTATTATGTGGTCAACGTGTAACTTTCCGTTATCTTGTCCGCATTGTTGGCAACAGTAACTATCCCGCTTAAGTATCCTTTGCCTAATCTTTGACCATCGACTAGACGTACCATTATCCACAGCACTAGCCATTAGTGCCACCCCTTGTCTTTGAAGTGTTTGTATGCTAGGCAATAGTCGCCCTTATATCTATGAGAGATGTACCGGATACCCCAATCTATTTGGGTGTAACCATCTAGATTCTTTAGCTTCTTATTACGCAGCTGTGGTATTCCGTAATGACTACCGTTCTTAGCTTGACTATTAAACTTAGACTCCGCCATATACAACGCATATGCGCATTGATATTGACTGTCTTTAACTACTCGACTATGTAGATATAATTTAAACCTATCTTTACTAGCTTGGCTATCAGCATATGTTGGATTAGGTAGTGCGAACGCAATACATAGTGCGCCCGTTAGTAGTGCTCGCCGCGAACTACCCGGTCGCCCGGTTCGCGTCCAGCGAGTTGATCGTACAAGCGATGTCAAGGATAACGCAACATTGAGCGTGATCTTGGGCGATTCCCACAACTTGTGGATAACTTTCTGTATCTGTGGATAACTATTCATCGCAACCATGCGCTTCATCATAGTTAAACGAACAGTAATAGCAGCCCATATCCGCGCCGCATTTGCGACAGGTATATTTGAACATAATTTCATTACAGCATAAGGCTAGAAAGCTGCTCGAGCTAATATGATAATGCTCGTTATCAAATGGCATTACTTATCACCACCCCAGCCAGTACCTTTAAAGATGACACTAGGCGCGCTAAACACTCTAGCCATCGGATATGAGCAACATAATGGAGAACTGTCGCCATGAGTTGCGACTGGGTGATTAAGCTCTAATTCGCCGCCGCATTGATCGCAGCGATACAGGTAACTAGGCATTATCGCTACCGACTAAACAAACGCCTAAAGTTCCGCAAACCGTACACTCAAGCGTTTTAACGCCCGGCGGAAGTAAGTCGGTCACTATGCGTTCGACCTGTAACGTTTCGCGCTTACAACGACGACACTCAAATTTCAATTTCTCCATAGTTGGACTCCTTTAAATTATCCATAGAATTGAGATTGTGCTGGCTTACCCACCACGAATTGTCCTTGTCATGCTTGAAACGACTTGTCTTAGCTGATCGTATTGGAATCCAGCCCTTGACGTAATAAGTCGGTGATTCCCCTACGACTAGCACAGCTAAGTCCTCGACTCGATCGCGCTCGCGCAGGATCAAGTGTCCATCTAGCCACTTCGTATGCTTGACTTCGATTCGGTTTCCGACGTCGGCTCGAATTTTGAACTTATCTAGCTCGAGCTTAAAGTCCTTAATCCCGAACCATTTAGCAGCTGCGATTTCAGCACCTAGCGCCTCAGCTGTGCGCCGAATCGACTCATGGATATTGCCTCTAGCTGTCTGGTCATGAAAGTAATAATTTTCCACGCCTTTAGATTCGCATAAGAAAGCCGCCGCTGCTGCTTGTATTTCCTCATCTGTCGTTAGCGTTATTTTTGTTATTCCCATATCGCACATGCCCGGTTATTGTCTGGACATACCCAGCCTTTGTAAGGTTTGCCGACTTTGCTCACGCCTTCTTTGCGAATCATAACGCCATGACTACAAGATCGCCCGGTAAGTATGCCGCCAATCTCAGCGACAGCTTGAGTCATATCCCACGGGTCATAGGAACCGTTAGGTAGCTCTTGCTTAGGCGCTGTGGTAACTGGTCGCTCGACTCGCTTCATTTCCTCAAAAGATGGTCGATTCTGATTCTCGCTAAACTTAGATAGTCCGCCTGTGTGTAAGGCTCGACCTATTGCTGACGTCGATCCATTTTCTAGCGGAAAGCGATTAGCGTTTGATCTGATTTCCTCAGCAAAATCTGTCGCGAAAGGTAAAGCGTCGGTTATTTCCTTGTAAATGTCTGTCTGGATTATGTAACGAGTTCCGTCGTGAAAGATGATCTTGACGTCGATCCGCCCGTTTGGGTACTTAACCCAGAACTTCTCGATCCGTTCGGCTACTGATTCGTAACCCTCTAATGGGATTGCCATTATGAGTTTCTCACGCGATCTGTTGCCCAGCGAAGCCCAGCTGCTCGACCTCGGTTAAATCCATCTTTAACGCCTTGCTTGTAACCAATGCTCCAGCCGACTAAAAACCAGCCAACACTTGCCAAAAATACAGCTCCCGCCATTTCTACTACTGTAAACATTTTAGCTCCCGATTCCGGGTGCGACTTATTCGCTCCCTAGTAATAGGGTGAACTAAATGTCTGACAATTTCAAGCCTTACGCCTAATTAGCGGCGTGTCGAATTGCTTAAGATCAAACTGTAAATCTCGTCAACGCGCTTTTCAAGTCGCGAAACCTGATCCTTGACGCTTGCTCCAGAGTTAGGCTTTAGCTCGCTTAAATAGTATTTAACTAGGTGTCGAACGACCGCTGTAAATGCCGCAAGGAGCGTGACCATAGCCACGCCCATCGCAGCCCAGTCGTTAGCGTTCACTCGCTTTAGCGCCGAACGTAACGTCTTTAGGATTCAGGTAACGCATTAGTAGCGGAACGACGCCAGCGAGAAACCCGTAAGCCAATTTTTTGGGATCGGTTTCACCTGTCATGTAAACGGCTAACGCTCCCGCGAGCGCTGATCGTCCATAACTAGCAGCCATAGCTTTTAGCTCTTTCATTACTTTTCTCCTAACCCCAGCGCCTTGATTAGCTCTGAGACTCTTTTTGGGCTTACGTTAATTTCAAAATGCTGTTCGTCGGCACGATTTTTATAATCGCCGCCCCAAAATAAACCGTACTTCTTAGCTAACGCCCGAATCATTGGAACCTTTTCGACCGGAAACGTACCAATCTTTCCGAGCGGGTGTTTGGTTGCGTTTAGGTCGATAGCTGTGCCGCTGGCGTGATTGCTTAAACGATCAACACTTCCACGAACCATGCGAAATGCGTAACCCCAGTCGTCAAGCTGTCCGCCATCTAACGGCTCAATTAGCTCGTTAAATTCTTTACAGAATTCCACGATTAAAGGTGCTACAGCTTCGGCGCACCGAATTTTTAAATCAGTTCCCGGTATCGCGTAGGATTTGATTCCGATTTCGGCTTGATCTTTCGAAGCCGTCCAGCCGTTATAGCTCGTCAGTAACATTTAGCGTCGCTAAGTATTTTTGATAGTCAACGTTACCTAAATCTTTTGGAATCCACGCACCGTCGGAACGCAAAATGCTTTCGCCTAATTCTGACGTAATTAATTCGTATGTATATTCCATTTTATAACTCCGAATTCGCTGTAAAGTGCCAGTCCATCATGTTGGATTGGGCAATACCTGTGATTACGCCAGTTTGTAGTACTCCAGGATTTGGAATACCCGCTGGCGTGTAGTTAACATTTGTAGAAATTTGACGAACCCGATTAGATGTTGGACCATTTGTTGACCATAAAACTAAAGTTGGTATGGATCTTTTTTGGACTGAATAAGTAAATCCCATAAGATAATTTGCGTCCGAATAACCATTTACTTTATTTTCTGCCTCACTAGCAACAGAAGCAAAACTTTGCTCATAGTAACGCTGACATAACGCCAATTCTCCACCATAAGTACCACTTGCCGTTTGAAAATCTGTCGCAGTTGATCCAGCTTCTACTTGTACCCCCCACACGTCAAAAGTGTTTGACTGGATACCGAGCGAACCAGATCGAGCGTTGAAAGTTGTACCAGCAGAAACCCATAATGAAAGCTGTAAGAAATCGCCCGCTGTTCCTAAAGTTTTACCAGCAATCGAAGGAACTGTAATTGTTGACGAATATCTAGCCCATGATGTCGAAAGTGTGACTTGAGTTCCCGGAGTGCTGACAGCAGCCGACGGTGATCCGCCTGAACCAAAAAATTGATATAACTCTGGGGCTATTTTTGGAGTACCAGTAGCAGCTTTCGCCCAAAAACTGACTGTGACTGTTTGATTTGCGAACGTGCGAACACTTTCCATTTTTTGCTCTAGGACTGTGTAAACGCCCGCGCCAGTTTGCCCGGTCGTTACAATTCGAGAATAATTTTTTCCTTCATATCCGGCGACTGGGGCTGTTCCTAACGCGAAAGTTTGAGCCGACCATGTTCCGCCCGCGCTTGATTCCCACATAAAACGATCAAAACCATAAGATCCATCTGTCGTGGTCGAACTAAAGGCTCGTTGATTTATAAAAAAATCGCCGTTGATTATTCTATTTTTACCAGCATAAAATTGATTAGAGCCGCCCGATGGTGTTGCCCACGATGGAGCAGTACCGCCACCGTTAACTGTTAACACTTGTCCAGCTGTACCGATTCCTAAACGTGTTACCGCAGCTGATCCAGTCGCATAAATTACGTCGCCAGCTGTTGTAACTGTTGACTTTGGAACGGCGGCAGCTGCTAAATCGTAAGCTGATTTAGTGGCTGTTGGTGTTGAAGCTAGAACGCTCGATGTCGTCGAAGTTGAGTCGCTAAGTTGAACAACCCCTGACGCGCTTGTCGAAGCAGCACTAACGCCAATAGTTACAGCGCCCGAAGTGCCGCCACCTGTAATTGGGCTAGTTACGTTAACGGCTGTTATGTCGCCGACGTCATTAGTAATCCAAATAAAATCCATATTGGTATTTGAATTCTTAGCCAAAATTTGACCAGTCGTGCCGCCCAATAAATCAGCCATCGATGTATCGACCGCCTGACCAAATACTTCAAAATCAGCTGGTAAGTCGGTAACTAAGTCCGTCGGCGTTGGCATTTGCCAGTTGAAATTGCTCGTTGGGTTTGTCATTTATTCTCCTTATGCCACGACCAGCGCGGTTTCCCACGTTAGTACCCCAGATATAGTATTCCACGATTCCGCGATGGAAACGTCTTGCCACTTCATAGCTTGTAAAGAATAACTAAGTGGCGAAAGATTTAGCGTTATGGCAATTTCGTTATAGGCAGCCTTAAACGACCACCCCTCGACGAATCCTAGAAACGTTCCAGCTGCCATATTAGGCGGTAGATCGCTAATTCTTAAAGGTAAGCCCATAAATACGTTTATTAGCGAATCGCGATCTTGATCGTCTAGCTCGGGATTCGTGAGCTGGTAAGTGATCGATGTAAAGTTCGCTTGCGGAGTGGCTCTTAGGGTCAGGTAAAAATCGGCTTGATCTTGAGCGTCCGCCGCCTTTTCTATTGTTGTATTGATGATTTGAGCCAATCGACCGTAGAGATCGATTGAGTTAACGTCAACGGCGCTTTTTTCGCTTGAGCCATTAGCCTTGTATTTTAAGGTTATGTCATTTCGTACGTCGCCCGCTCGAGTTTCAATTTTAAGCCCGTTAAATAGCGCATGATTAGCCGTTACGTCTGTATAGCCGTTTGTAGCTAAATAAATCGATCTATGAGTCGAATCGGCGTAGCTGATAAGTCCGCTGCCGTCCTCATATATGTAGCCTAGCCCTGATGTTGCCAGCCCTGAAACGAGCGAATAGATATCGGTGCGATCGGCTGATCGAGCTGATAGCTCATAATTGCCCGGACGATCAATCTCGCCTAATCCTACGTTTTGAGCGTTTGCCCATGTTTCGGTCGGATCGTAAGCCGCCCACGTTAAAGCCGCCGGAACTTCGCCCCAGTTGTTTAAAAGTAAGTCTTGGAGAATATGCCAAATTTGATCGCCATCATGAGCTTTCGCTAGTGTGCCATCGGTAAGCGCTTTAGGTAATCGGCTCAGAGCTCCGAGTGCGGTTATCTTTAGCACTTGATTTATTCCAACGCTGCCAGCTGTAACGATCTCAATTCCAAAATCGACGACGGTTCCGCCAAATATCGGAACGTAAGCGTTAGTCGAATCCTTTAGCTCGATCGTAACTGAATCGTTTATGTTTATGTTGACGATCGCCTGAGTTAGGTTTAGCAGTTCTAAATTACAATAGCCCGCTTGAGCCTGTTGGTAAATGTTATTTCGACCGCTTGAGATAGTTAGATTTGCCAGCGTGTAAGTCGTGTATTCGACGCCTTGAATCTTTACTCGCCAGACTGGGTTGAATACTGTCATGAGAAAGCCAATGCGTTTGCGCCATTAGTGCCGCGATAAAAACTATTATTTAAAACGTCAACGATCCGGCGGGCTGTGCCTTCCTGGTCGATTGCGCCGCTTACGTTAATGTAAATATTTCCGCCGCCGCCGCCTAGCTTGTTATTTGGAATAATGCGTCCATTACTTGACGGAACGAATAATTCCGGCCCTTGTTCTCCCACAATGTAAGGTTTATTTTCGCTAGTTAAACCGCCAGTAGCGAGCTTAGGAATTGGTTTTAAATCTTTTCCGCCGGTTATATTGTTCACAATATTATATCCAGCAATAAGCAAATTTAATCCTGAAATAACAGCGTTAATAGCAGCGACTAAACCTTTCATCGCTAAAGAAATTCCGTCAATTAATAATGCGATTCCGCTAAATGCTAATTTGAAAGTACCGCCAATAAATGCGGCTACTGGCTTAGCCAATACTAAAAACGCGGTTATACCCACGCCTAGTAGTTTAAAAAATCCTGTATTACTCTCGACCAGATCGCCAATAGCACCAAATATGTTTTTTACACCTTGAATTGCTGGCGTTAATTGAGCTTTAAAAATTGGGATTATGTATTTGTTTAAATAATCCCATAGAGCGGTCAGACCCGGAATAAACGTATCTTTAAAAAATGTACCGAGAGCCGAGAATACTGGCGATAGTTTTTCGCCAATATCTGTCGATAACGTGGTAATAATTGGAATAATTTTATTTGTAAATATTGTCAGTAATGGAGTTACCGCGTCTAATACGAACGCTCCGACTGTCTCTTTACCCTCGTCAAATGCCAGCTTTAATCTGTCCATTTTGCCCGCAAATGTTTCGGCTTTTTCTGTAGCTTGTCCGCCAAATGTCTCAGCTAATAATTTAGTTTGTTCCTCGAAAGTTAAAGATTTTAATTCGGCAGCTGTTAAACCTATTCCGAGTTTTCCTAGTGCGGTTGAGTTTCCCTCATACGCTTTACCTAACGCGTTACTTACGGCTTCAAGTGATTTACCAGAACCAGCTGAGACATCGATGGCTAATGTGGCTAATTTTTGAGCTTCCTCGACTGATCCAGTTGCGCGAGCTAATCTTTCGTAGGCTGGACGTAATTCATCGTCCGTTACGCCAAATGCTAAGCCCATGTTTGTAATCCATGACTCAGTAGCCGCAATAGTGGCGTCGGTTGCTCCCGTTACGTTTTTTAAAGTAGTCGCGAGTTTAGCTTGAGCCGCTTCGTCCTCAATCGCTGACTTAACGCCATCGACTAGCAATACACCAGCATAGGCAAGCGCGGCAGCTCCAGCGACAGCAAACGCAGCTCCAGCCGCTTTGCCAAATCCGCCTAGTTTAGTTCCGAAGCTGTCGGTTTCTGTTCCCGCGTCTGTTAAACCTTTTTTAAGATTGTCAACGTCAGCTAATATCGAGAGCTTAAGCGTTCTTGATCCGTCAGCCATTAGTCAAACCTCTTAACTATTGAAGTAAACGCCTTTTCCCACTCAGCAATTAGATAGCTTTGTTCAGCTCGTAAAGTCGGATATATGAAATAGCCAGTCGATCCTCGCCCGGTTGATCCCGACCAAATTGGGAATTGCTTAAATTTATTTGATCCAAATTCTGAGCCGCCCCATAAATCTTTGGTTGTAGCGCCACCGCTAAATTTTTGTCCAGCGAAACCAAATGAAATCTCGCCAATCTTAGACGACTTGCTTACTTTTGAACCCTCAGCAATTCGACCAGCAACCGACGCGGAATTAAGCGAACCAGCAGCCGATTTGATCTTGCCCTGTAAATAGGTAGCCAGTGCGCTTGATTGCTCTTTGGCTTGAGCGATGGCTTCATCGTCCATCGCCTTAAACGCTCCAGTAATAGCGCGAAGTTCGGCTTTGTCGTATTGAACGACTTCCTTACTTTCCGCCATTTCGTTTCTCCAATATCTCAAGCGCTGTCAATATGTCCGCCGCGTCAACCCACTCACTCATCGGAATTCCTGTCGCGATCGACAGCTCAACGATTAAGTAGCTTAGGCTTCCTCGGCTGTAGCTTTTGGGTTTTCAGTTTCTCCGACCGTAATATCGACTACCATTTCGCACCAAATTTCGTAAGGTTTGACTGGCTTACCAGCTGCCTCACGTCTTAAAGCGTTCCACGCTAGAAACATCAAGTCGGAAATTCCGATCTTTTCCTGAGCCTGTTGAATTGTGTAACCGGTTTTTTGTTCCCACTTTGCGAACTCTGGTGGTTGCGCTGTTGTGGTTACTGTCATGCCGTCTGTGGTTTCGATATGTATTTGTAGTTTCATGCTCCCGATTTCTTTTCTGCTAGTTAGTTGGTGTGGTTACGCAAGTAAAGCTAAGTGAGACGGTTTGCGCGTCTGGAGCTGTGCCGCCAGCGCTTGGGAATATAGGCTGTACGCTGAAATTGAATACTGATCCGCTTGCGGCTGTAAATACGACCGCTAGTGGTGTATTAGGTGCGTTTTCAGCGGCGTTCCATAGTGAAGCGCACAATGATCCGCCAGCTGGCCAATCGGCAAGCATTTCGACGTCAAAAGTTCCCTGTGTGTCTGTTGTGTAATAAGCCTTACCGTCTAGTGTTTGGTAAGTGTTGATCGTTGACTCGATTGTAAGAGTCGCAGCTGTTGCTTGAGCGTCATAAGTAGCACCAGCGATGGTGAAAGTTATATCGCGCCCGGTAACGATTGTAGTTGGCATTTTGTTCTCCTAGTTTTCTTGCTTGTAGTAAGTGGACACGTCGATATCCGAAATAAGTAAATTACTCGAACCTAACGCAATAATCGACGGACGCGATACGTCGCCGACGATATATCCCGACGGAATAGCCGCGAGAATCTGTATGACTAGCTTCTCGAGATTATCG